CTTGGTCTTCTCATTTGGGATTCTCCACTTTTCTGATTGCTGAACGGATGTTGCTTGGAAGCTCTGCCCAAACTGCCAGTTTCATGTCGCTGTCGGAGCGAAGCTCATCGAGCAATTCCTTCATACCCGCGTGATCTTCGTTGGTAGTCGCTTCCATGAGGAGGGAAATATAACTACTTAGTTTTCCCTGATCGACCTTGATGCCCTCTTCCTCGAGGACTGTCTTGGTGACTGATTGGGGTTTACGCTTGGGCGGGGATTTGGTTGCGGCGTTACCGTCATCGTCTTCGTCAGCAGCTATTCCACAGGCTAGAACCAATGAATACCTTTTGCCGTATGACAATGCGCTACCTAGACCGTGAGCATTGTTTCGGTCAATTGGAACCGGGACAGGCCCGGTAGATAGTTCTTCGCCGTGGCCGTAAAAGACAGTCTCAACGGCTATCCCACCGTCCATTGGGACTGACTTCTGAATGTACGCTATTCCGTTCGCATTGAGCGCCGGTTTAACAGCGTCGATCACTGACTTCAACGAGGCAAACTTCGATTTGAAGTGCGGGTTTGTCTGGTCAAACGTCGCATGGGACATTTCTGACTGCGCCTTTACCAAGGCGTCAATTAGTGTTTGTTTTGAATCCATCTATATCGCCCTTTTCGAGTGTCGCGCCCGAAGTTTTCGTGCATTTATCGCTTCCAGCGTTTCAGTGTTTCTATTCCAGAAAATATCATCCCCTATTATCAAGGTCTCTTTGGTGCTAACGACAAGCGGATCTATACCTTTGTACTTCTCTTTGAACACCTCTGCCGCTCCTAGAGCGTCTTCTTCGTGTGCGTATCGCCCATCCATGAACGGCGTCCCGACAAGCAAGACTAAGTAACCCATTTCACTTTCTCCATTAGTTCATTCAGTTGGGTTTGTATGTATTCGTATCTCTCGACCGAATTCTCAGGTAAGTCGCAGGTATCGACGATTTCCTTCCAATCGTCTATGAACTGCGAAGAACCCTTTTCCTTCTCATCCATCCAATATCTCCGTTATGCAGCCGACCTGTATCCCATCGTGGTATACAAAGTATTGGCGAGCGGGGTTAGAGTTGATGACATCAGCCGGTTCAAGGGCCGCTCCGATGTCGGATTGTTTGCCGTCGTGCTGATGCTGCATGACAAGCAGGCTGTCGTTGTTACGCATGTAATCGACAACGAATTGCATTTCTTCTCGGTTCTCACCGATTAAACCTTGGCCCCACCCCCTGAAGCCTCCGCTGGAGTCCTGTCCATACCAGTGGACTTTGAATTCGCGGTCGAAGTCGCGTGTCTTGTCGCCGCTACAGTATTCGCAGAACGGCATAATACGTCCTTCGTCATCTTCAACGTAGTCACATACTTCATGGCATACGCCACACATATCTGCATCGAGGGCGTGAGGGTTGTTAAAGTGGTAGTCTTCCCGTTCCATTTTGCCCCCTTAAAAATTGCGCCAGTAACAACGGTGCTCTGAAATGTTCGCCTTGATCTTCGCCTTCGCTTCGTCAAGCGTCTCTACCTTGTAGACCCAGCCGCATAACTCAAACTCATAAACCGCTGGCTCGTCATCTTCCGTGAGATAGGCGATATCGACGTTGTAGTAGCTCGTTGTTTTCATGTTCGTTCCTTGTTGTTGTTAAGCTCCATGATACGCTATTGGTTTACCCAATCAACTACTTTAGTAAACTTTCTGAAGATAATTGTTGCAACTGCATCCAAGAACCCTGAATATAGCGTCATGGAAACGGAAGCCTTCAGCAAAGTAGTCAAGATCGTCGGATCTAAAGTTAAGATTGCACAGCAGTGTGGTGTTAGCCCGCAGGTAGTCCAGAAGTGGAAATCTGTGGTACCTGCAAAGCATGTTGTGAAGCTGGAGAAGTTGACGGGTGGAGAAGTGAGACGTGAGGAATTGCGTCCAGACGTATTTTACGACTAGCGGCTGGCCCCAGCCTCTCCTCCCATGCTTCCCCCTGACTGGGGTCGGCCCTTTTACAGACCAAGGGTATCCTTACCTTGTTAGCTCGTACCCGTCCGAGTGGTCGAAGGCGGGGCCAAATTACGCTCTACGGAAGTAGCAGAGGCCAGGAATGGTGCCGGTGGTTGACCGGTTGAGCACAACGACCAAAGACAATTTGCTTGAATCTGGGCGTATTAGTAGGAAC